GAATAGGTACCTTTTCGTGCCCCAACAGCTTTTCGAGGTTAGCGTGACTCTCCAGCGCTTTGTTAAGTCCTTCGGGCGTATCTTCAAACTTCTGCAACAGCGGACTGTTCCTTAAATCAGTGTTAATTGTGTTCTTCCATGCCCCAGAACTTAGTCCCGATGTCGCACTCACCGTTTCTTGGGCTTGGGAATTATCCACTTCTTGGGTTTCCAAGTTATCCATATCTACTCCTTGTTTACCAGCGCAATAATTTGCTCTGGTGTTAATGCTAAAATAGTTTTAATTGTGCCAATCAGTTTGCGGTTAGCGTCACGAGCAACAATATCGTTTGTTTCGTTTGTATCAAACATCGTCGGGTACCACCCGCCAATCTTTTCCAGAAACAGCATGGTTTCTTTTCCTTGCGGACTGTCAAAGGTTGCGTGGACGTTAGACTTTAAGGCCGCGGCTTCTTCGATTGTCATTTCTTTCCTACCTGGGCGGACGCCGCTAAATTCTTATCGACTTCGCTACCGGTCTTAACAACACCCGCGCCACGTTCGAGGTTTTCCATTGCCATTTGCTGTTGGGCCATTCGCCCGCGCGATTCACGTAACGCGTCAATTTCAGCGTCGTCACGCAAGACTTTTACCGGCGCGCCTAAGATTGACCAGGTTTCGTCAACCACTTTATCCGCAGATACTTTATCGAGAACGTCAGGGATCATCGGTGCGATCTGCCCGATTAGCTGTAACCCTGACATCAAAGAGTTCATTTCCGACCGGCGCTGCGCTTGCGCTAACTGGCTAATACAATCAATTTCGTAGTTCGGATCCTGAATCAACTCGTCTGGCGGAGTCGGTAGTTTACCGCGACGAAACAAGATCCCGATCGTTCTTATCACCGCGGGATTTAACATTTCGCTTATATACCGGCCGACGCTCGGCCCTAACATCGTCATCTTTTCGTTAATACGTTCCATAACCTCAGGATTATTCATTTGCTTTGTCAGGCCATCAAAAGCTAAAAACACGTCGTTATACATCAGCGTTTTGACTTTCTGAGAATAGTATTCAATCGCTGTCATTCCGACGTTTGGATCCCCGAAGTTCCCAAAAGAGAAAATATCTTTCCCTTCCATTTTGGATTTATCGTAATAGTTCACCGCTCGCGGGTTGAAGTTAAAGGGCATCATAAACGCATTGTCAGGAATGGCGATCGGCGGATCGGTATGTTTCATCATTGCCCGTAGATTAGTCTTTGCTATTGCGTTTAAGATCCTGGCAAACGGCAAGGCTTTCATTGCCGGTGAGAAACCCCAGGGAATAAACGGGCGTTTATCGAACCGATGACACATTGCCGGGAACTCGTTATATCCCCCTTCGTCAATTGTCATCTTGTTTTCGAGATCGATCCATATCGCTTCAATCGGCAAGTTCCGTTTATCGCTTTTACTAATATCGCGGACATATCGATTGCCAATAAACAAAAGAAACAAATGTTTTTTATCTTTCCGAGACTCTTCTTTGGCTTCTTCTTGCATCTTCCCGGACAGCTTTTCTATCCCCCAGCGACTAGCAGCCTGCATTGCCGTATACTCAAACTCAATGAAATATTCCGTTACGCGTCCTCGCCCGTCCTCTGATAAACATACTTGCTTGATCGGTAAGGTATAAAACCGCGCGTCATCTTCAATATCTTCTTCTTCGAGGATAACGCTTGTTCCGTAAACACCAGATGATTTATAAGAACTAAACATCTGATCGTAAAAGTTTGAACGGTTCAAGGTATAAATCGCCTCAGCCGCTACGTCTTCTAAGTACCGCTGGACGTTCTTATTGTCTTTAAACTCCTGGCTGCGATGACGTAACCCAAACCATTTACTCGTCGGAGGAGTAAGGTAGTTCATAAACCCGGACGCCAGCACATCACCGGCATCGAGCGTCGTCGCGTCATATAAATTATTAGCGTTTAGTTCCGAGCCCGCGCTATACAACGTCGAAACATCCGAAGATTCGATATAAAAGTAATCATGTAAACTCTGCCAATATCCTTCGTAAGATGCCCGGTCGCCTTTAAGTCGTTCGTAAATACTAATCAACTTCTTAACTCGCGGTTCAGACATTGTTTTAACTGGCTTCTCTTCTGTCGATATTTCCATGGTTCTCCTATTGACCTAAAAGTGTCTTACGAGCGGTTGTGGCTTGACCTGATATCCCTAACGGCGAAGTATAAATTGTCTGAGATCGCGACATTGCCCGCTTGCGGTTCATTAACGATTCTTGCGCGTTTGTTGACGCCGAGGACTGTGCGTCTTTGACTTCTTGAATAGCCGCAGCGTTTCTTCTAGCTGCTTCTTCGGCTTGTTTATTAGCTGCCTTGGCTGGCGCTTGCATATAATCAACAGCGGCTTTCCCAGCGAAATATGTAGCGGCTAAGGGAATCATTTGCGGCATAACACGGCTCCTTCTTTAACTATGTATTTATGTAATCGATTAAGATCCGGAGACCACCAGGAAACCGTCTTTGCCCGTTCGCGGATAAGAACTTCTTTCATCCCCAGTAGTATCGTATTAACGCCTTTTGCGCAGAGCAATATGAAATGAACGTTTGGCCCGTGGTCTTCTAACAATGTCATCAGCACATCTTTTTTTGTAATGTTCATCGTCTCAAGCAAATCATAAGATTTATCCGATAATGTTAAATAAATCGCTACCCCTTTAATCCCAGTTTTATCTCGGACAACAACAATCTTATCCGGCTGGTTCTTCAACCCTTGTCGCATATTCTCAAGTGACGGGATAACGTCCGGATCGGTTCCGTGATATTGAGAATAGTAATTTATCATTAGGTAATCAGCCACGTCGTTCATCGAACACCTGCTATTTGAAATAAGTTTTCATTAGCCGAATATTGTGGACGTCGATAATACTGAACGTCTTGTTTACGTTTAACCTCATTAATCAGCGAAGAAGCCATTAACATTGCGTCTGCCATATTAGGGCTTTTAATTCCCTGTTTGCGCATTTCTTCTTTACTTACAAGGATCCGGCGCCCGTCGTTACTGAACTTATACCGCAAAGTCATTAGTTCCTGAATAAGTCCCTCGTCGGGAATAGCAATCCATCCTTTTGAAACAAACTCTTTAAGCTTAAACGCCGCGGCTGTCCTAGGATTGCAGTAAAACTTATTTGCATCGTAACTGTACATCGGGTTACGAAACCCACGGAAATCATCCCGTTTCCTACCCTTTTGTATGAAATCAAGCGGGCCTGAACCTATCCCATCCTCGTCGATTATATTATCCATTATGTTTAATTGGTTAGAGGTAGAAAGAATTCGGCCCGTCGTATAATCTAAATCTTTATGTTCCCACTGTTCCACGTGAAACACCTTCCACGCAAGCGCGCCAATCTGCTGGATCCCGACCGCGGCGCATTTATCGTTACCGTACCTGGCAATATCAAACCCCATTATTCTGTGACCGTAATGCTCGCGATGCGCGTATTCAAGAACCTTAGCTTTCATTAACTCAGCGAAATTAAAAACATAATCGTCTTCGGTCATTTCCTCGAAGCTGTTGAGGACATATCTCTGGTAATGGCTCGGCGCCTCAGTTTCTTTACTCTTAAGATCAGCAATAAAATCGGGCGGAAGATTGTCTTCGTTGGAAAAAGTGTTGGCTGTAATCCCAAAATATTCCCCGTTGGTATATTGATATTGCCCCGTCCGCCCGTCGATCTCTTCAATGTTCTGCGCATTGTTCACCCATAGTTTCCAGATCCAGTTATGCCCGTTAGCGTTTGCAATAATAACCAAAGGCCGAACTTTCGCCCCGTTTTTTTGTCGCAATCGGTCACGGATAAACTGAAACTGAGTATCGTCATCAAACTCTTCGGCCTGCTCAATTGCGGCGATCCCCAAGTTGATGTTCTTGAGGACCTGGATCTCAGCGGCGTGACGAAACATTATTAAGGATCCGTTCTTCATTCGAAAGTTTTTATCAGAACCAATCGTTTGATTGAAATACGATTCAAAGTCTTTCATTGTTGAGTCTTTAAGGTCAGTAAACTCTTTGCGGACAATTAATGCGGATGTACCGGGGTAATCTTCGCAATACTTAAATACTTTCGCTAACAAACAAAGCGTTTTCCCTGTCCCGACGGCACTAATCATAGCTGGGAACTTAGATTCTGAGAACAGAAAGCGATCTTGATACATCCCCGCTTTGATTTTGATCTGCAGTTCCATTTGACTCCCGAATAATGATTACTTTAGTGTTAGTGGTTTGAACGCCGTCGGCTTTCCCTTCCGATTCATCGCGCAGCTGGGAAATAATATCGAGAGTTGATTTAGTTGCAATGTTTTCGGGATGTTTTTTGAGTAATCGCTTGAGGTGAGAAACGCGTTTAATTTTCTCAAAGTTACGGTCTAATTTTATAAACTCACGATTACGATAAATAATGTGAGAGACGCGAGTTGCAGTTATGCCAAACCGTTGACCTATGGCCTCCATAGTCCAAGCA